TATTGAACAAGGTTTAAGTTTAACACCACGACCAATATCATTACTAAATGAACCTAAAGATCCTCCTTCAAACTTACAAGCAGAGGAGAGAATTGTTGTTATTAATGCTTTAGCAGTATCTAAATTAATTATTTCTTGGGTTGGAGTAGCAGGTGTTAATCAATATTTAGTTCAGTATAGATTTGATGATACAAACTGGGTTAGCGAAGTTGTTTTTAGAACTGATTATGAAATTTTAAATACAGAAGAAGGTTTGTATGAAATAAAAGTATTTTCATATAACGCTTCATTAGAAATATCTAAAGAATCTTCTGACATTGAATTTAATGCACGAGGAAAAACTGAACCTCCAGGCGATGTGCAAAATTTATCAATAGAACCTGTTAACAATAAACTTGTAAGATTGAAATGGGATAGATCAATTGACGCAGATGTAATACATGGAGGCCGTGTTTACATAAGACATAGCAACCTTACAGACGGAAGTGGTACTTTTCAAAATTCAGTTAATTTAATAGAAGCTGTTCCTGGTAATAGCACAGATGCAATAGTCCCAAGTTTAGATGGTGAATATATTTTAAAATTTCAAGATGATAATGGTAATTTTAGTCTAAATGAAACATCAATAGTCCAAGAATTACCTGATTTAATTGATCAAGTAACTGTTTTAACACAAAGAGAAGATTTATTAGGAACTCCATTTAGTGGAACAAAAACAAATACAAAATTTGATAACACAGCAAGTGCTTTGCAACTATTAGATACATCAATAAATAAAACAGGAACTTATAGTCAATCAGGAACAACTGTAACTATAAGCATTGCATCGCATGGTGTTGTTGTTGGGCAAGTTTTAAATATTACATATGAATCTGGTGACGCTGTGAGTGGTAAATTTACTGTTCAATCAGGTGGCTTTGGTACAGATGCTTTTACTGTTACAGCAAGTAATAGTGCTACAAACTCAGGTAATGTCACAGTTGTAAGTAGCCTCACTGGGGAATATAGTTTTGCATCAACTGTTGATCTTGGTGGTGTCTTTTCACTTGACTTAAAAAGAACTCTACAAGTTGTTGGTTTTAATACTGGAACAGATATTGAAACGCTTATACCTGGTTTGCCGGGGATTTTATTTGATGAGTATGCACTTGATGGTAATTTTGATGGAACAGCAGCTAATGAAACTGATTGCCAATTACAAGTAGCAACATCGCAAACAGCGTCTGGCTCATTCAGTTCTTTTAGTACTTTTGCAAGTGGAACTTATAAAGCTAGAAGATTTATTTTTAAATTGATATTAGAAACAACAAACTCTGCACAAAATTTAAACGTACAACAAGCTGGTTTTATTGGTTTGTTTCAGTCAAGAGTAGAACAAAAATATCAAACAGGTGGGTCAGTATCAACCTTACCTCAAGATTCTGGTACATCTGCTAATGGTTTAGATGTAACTTTTGGCTCACCATTTTTTGTAGGGACATCATCCACACAAGGCGGTGCAAATGCTTTTAAACCTTCTTTAGGCGTTTTAATATTAGGAGTTAGTGCTGGTGAATATTTTGTTATAAAAACAGATTCAAATGGTAATTTCTTAAATGCAGCAGGGCAAGATGTTACAGGGACTGGCTTTAATATACAAATATTAAATAGTTCAAATAATCCTGTAAATAAAAAGTTTACCTTCCAAGCTGTCGGTTATGGTAAAGGGGTGTAATATGGGGAAAAGTATTCTGTAAATGAGTCAAGTAACAGACTATAATATTGCAAATGCATCAGGTGCTTCTGTTCGTGCAGATATAAATTTAGTTTTAGATGCTATAAAGACTTGTAATGCAGGTGGTAGTGATCCAACAAATCCAGAAGCTTTTATGCTTTATGCAGATACTGGAGATTCAAATAAATTAAAAATAAGAAATTCATCAAATGGTGGTTTTACAGATATTGGATTTGTTAATGAGGCAAATTTAGGCTTGCTTCTAAAATCAGGTGGCACAATGACAGGTGCTTTATTAGGAGATGATGCCTCAAGTGCTTCTGCACCTGCATTTAGTTTTGATCAAGATCCAGATACAGGAATGTTTAGAAATGGTGCAAATGTTATTGGTTTTGCAACCGCTGGTGTAGAAAGAGCAATTTTTAATGCTGATGGACTTACTTTAAAAGACCAAGAAGAATTAAGGCTAAGTGAAGGTGCAAGTAATGGTACAAATTATATTTCTCTCAAATCACCAGCATCATTAAGCGATAATGTTTCTTTCACCTTACCTACTGATGGAGCTGCTGGTAGTTTTTTACAGACTAATGGTTCTGGAGTTTTATCTTTTTCTGCTGTTGCTGGTGTTCCTACAGGAGCAGTTTTTTGTGTTGCGATAGCTTCTATCCCAACTGGTTACTTAGAGTGTAATGGTGCAGCAGTAAGCAGAACAACATATGCAGCTTTATTTGCATTTATTGGAACGCAATACGGTTCGGGTAATGGATCATCTACTTTTAATCTTCCTGATCTCAGGGGTGAATTTATTAGAGGCTTTGATAATGGTAGGGGTATTGATAGTGGCAGAAGCATTGGAAGTCTTCAAACTGATTTATTTAAAGTACACGACCATGATGCAGACGCTGCTGCAGTCTCAGATGTAACTGACCCTGGTCATATACACGAAATGAGAGGTTTTGGAACGGATGATGACGGTGGCGCTCGTATCGCAGGTGGTAATAGTAATGCAGTCAGAGATGATGCAATGATTGCGAATCAAACTGGTGTTACTGTTAGTACTGACGTAACTGTAGATGTAGATGATGAAGGAGGTACAGAAACAAGACCTCGTAACATAGCTATGATGTATATAATAAAAATTTAGCTATGGCAGTAGAACCAGGAACATACAATTTTACTCTACAAAGAAGGTCTGATCATGTAATACCTCTTGTATTTAAAGACTCTTCTAATAATGCTATAGACCTTACTGGATATACAGTATCAGCACAGGTATGGGATGAGACACGCAGCACAAAATATGCTGATTTTGCGGTAGCTTATACAAATCGGTCAACTGGATCTATATCTATTTCTTTGACAGATACACAAACAGCAACTTTTATGACAAATTCATTAAAATATGATGTTTTGCTAGAGAATCCATCAGGTTTAAAAGAATATTACTTGGAAGGTACTATTACTATGAGTGAGGGTTATACAGCATGAATACGGTTACTGTCACTGAACAAAAAAATACTGTTACTGTAAATGAGACAACTAATACAGTTACAGTTACTAAAGGTGATGCAACAACAGTTGAAGTGGCTACTGTTGGGCCACAAGGCCCTGCTTTTGCTGAAACAGGTACAACTTTAAATGATTCCAACAAAGTAAACAACTCGGTAGTGTATTTTGATTCAACAAGTGGTACATTTAAAGCAGATCAAACACGCACCGTTGAAAATCTTGTAGACGGAGGAAATTTCTAACATGGCAAACACCTTAAGAATTAAACGATCTACAGGGTCATCAGCACCAGCTAGCTTAGAAAATGCTGAATTAGCATTTGCTGAAGGTAGTAAAAAACTATTCATTGGTATTGGAACAGGTGGATCAGGTGGATCAGCTACAACTATTGAAGCTATAGGCGGAACTGGTAGCTTTTTTGATAAGACCACAGTACAAAATGCAAATAAATTTATTGGCGGGCCGACAACAGGTAGTGATGCTGCTCCAACATTTAGAGCTTTAGTAGCTGCTGATATTCCTTCGTTAGCTCATACAA